ATAGACTAAAGCAATACCTGAGCGATACTGGTGAGTCCTTAATTAAAAAAGGGGCTGATGCTTTAGGCTTTGATGATGCAAGGCAGATTGCCATATCTCAAGAGGCTGTAGAGCTGACTAATCAGATGGTAGATGCTGGGCTGATTGATAAGAGAGCGAGAGTTGAGTTAATCCTGCCAAGAGAAGGCGAAATAAACAGGCAGAATACAGGGATTAAGGGTGATGAAGAAATCTTTAACATAGTAAATCATGCCCTTCTCTCTTATTACGCAGGACAACACAAGAACCCTCTAGCGGGATTGGGCGTTCAAGCTAAAGAACACTTTCAAGCAATTCAGCAGAATATGAGAGGGAAAGACCCAAGAACAGAATACCTAGATTATGCTAACAACGAGTTTGGATTGGAACTTGCTAGGCAAGGACTAACTCCAGAAGAAGCTAAGAACGCAATCATAGACAATATTGCTAACGTAGATAATCAAGGAACCAGAGGCAGGATGCTGCAAGGTTTGCCTTTTGAGCTGGGCAAAGACATTTTACAAAGCAGAGGCCATACACCAAAGTCTATTTATCCGTGGTTCAATAAAGAGGATGCTAACGGTGGCTGAACTCAGTGCATTAAATCGGATAGTAGCAGACTTAGCTGTAAACAAGGTACAGACAGGCAGCTATTTTGGAGATGTTGATGAAAGTAAAGCTGCTCAAGAAGAGTTGCAAAGAAGAGGTATCACCTACGACTACGGTGGAGATAGACCGTTAACAGATATGTTCACGCCTTTCCGCAGAGAGGTTATAAGTCCAGAGCGAAACAGGCACATTGGCGAACCTTATCTTAATGAAAAAGGAAAAGTTACTTATCTGGTTCAAAACACACCAGCTCAGTATGGAGAGTCAGAGTTTGGTATGGAGTATATGCCTCTAGTAAGAGGCACTAAGTCAGCTCTTAACGCTGTAGGTGATTTTTTCTTTGGTGATGCGAAAGAGCAAGCAGCCGTAGCAAAGTCAGCTTTAGGCATGGCAGAAGGCCTAGCTCAATACACAACAGAGCAAGTAAAATCTGCGGCATCCGGTGGAGAATACTACGACCCAGAGCAAGAAAGAATAGTCAGCTTTGATCCTACGTCAGTAATGTTTGGCGGCAATCCTGCAACAGCAACAGGAAAAGTTTTAGGCTCTGGGGTCAGACCGCCTTCTGGCGGCAAGAAAAGAGCTTATGAGCAATACGGTGGAAACTTAGATGACGCTAGAAACAAGCTAAATATCACTGAAGAATCCAGAAAAGAGTGGCAAAAAACAAGAAGTGGATTTAAGCAAGAAAGACCAGAAGAATTAAAAATAGCTGCACAGAAAGTCTCAGATGGAGAAATGACTTTAGAGGAATACCGCGCACTTGTTCAAGAGGTGATGCCTCCAGAGCCGTTAGGCCAGTTGATGGATATTCCTACCTTAGAAGAAATTGCATTGAGCTTGGACAAATCTCCAGACAGAACGGCAGGAATAATTGGTCTTAACATAGATATACCAGACGGAACTGCCGCATCATCAAGGCTAGATATTAATGCTTATGAAAATCAAGGCACTTGGGTTGCAACTGTGCATGAAGGGGGCAAGCAAAGTGGTACGGTGCTGGGTTATGGCCCAACAACCGTACTGAACAATGTTTCTTTTTCATCAAACCCAAAGCAGGCTCTTGAAATTGCAAAAGGTCAGGGTAAAACGCCAATAGCAAGAATAGACGGAACTTGGGAAAATCGTGATCCCAAAGTTGTTGAGCAGCAAGTAAGAAGCATACTAGACGGAACAGCTCCTGACGCTGGAGATTGGGTAGAGGTTGGCATGAATCCGATAAGAGGAAGCGGATTCTACAACAAGGCAACCTTTGAGATGGTAAACGATGCTGATCAAGTGCTTCAGGTTGGGCCATTGGTGTTGGCAAAAAGAGTTACTTACAGAAAGCCGAATGACCCAAAAAATCAAGTAGAAGATAGGGGTGTGCCAAGACTAAACGATCAAGGTGATCCAATTTTTTTTAGTGGAGGCGGGAATACAGGTAACAGGATAGCAACTGCTAGTGCTTTGAGAGAACAATTCAACATAAGTGATGAAGGTTTTGATCCTAGATTTGATAAAAGAGTTCAAGAACAAGACAGAATATTAAATACAGAGTTAGTCTACGATAACAGGAATTTTGAAAAACCAGAATTAAGTATTTTTGATTTTGAGGGAAGACCTTTTGCTTTAACTATGTCTGACAGGACTAAGGCAGGATCACAGTTAAGAGGTGTTGAAGGTATTGAGTATGATATACCTATAGACTTGCAAGGCGGTCAAGACTTTATGTTTGCAAACCCTTTAGGTAGGGAAGGACAGGTTTGGGCGCAAGATCAAGGTGCAACTAGCGGTTACTTAAACGCTTTAAAACTAGGAGGAAGGCGTTTTAATAATGATGAAGTTTTAATGCTTCCGTATAGGATGGCTCCTACTGGCGGTGATTTTGCAACCATGACAGCAGAAGTTATGGTTACTCATGCAAGACACGCTGTACCAAAAGCCATGAAAACAAAAGCAGATAAAAAGATAAAAGAATTTTATCCAAGCTGGAAAGGTATTGATGATCCAGAAAGCATAAAGCAAATAAGCGAGATGTCTGGTGATCCAAGAAAGAAAATATTAAATGTATTAGATATAGGTTTGCGTAATGAAGGCGGGTTAGGCATTGGTCAGGCAAGACTAGCTGTTTCAGACAGAATGCAATTTAACGCTCCTGATATGGGTTTACAGAATGTTGGTTTTCTTAATCCTTTAGGCGGTAGGTTTGAAGTTTCTGGTCACAGAACATACGGACAAGGGTTGGCTGGAAGAGGAGGCGGTGTTTTAAGAGAACAAGATATTAATGCTTTTGAGCTGCTTCCTGAGTTTGCTCAAGAAAGAGGATTTAATAGTGTTGATGATTTACTTAGGACTGATACTAAAAGGATGACAGAAGAACAATATACGCTTAGAAGACGCAAGCCTATTGGAATTATTACAGAAGATATTTTAAGAGGAATTGAGCAAAGACGAAATTAGTTAAATAATTATGAAAAACCACAATATGTGGTATAGTTAAAGTACAGCGCACTCCACGCTTTTTTGGAGGGTCGGAACGTCACCGAATATTTGACGGCATTTACGGAAGGTTAAGATGCTACCAGAAGATGATCTTGATGAGGCTACAGACATTACGTTTGAGCTTGAAGAGACAGAGGCTGAAGGTCAGGAAACTGACTCGGAATCATCCACCGATACTGAGGAAGCTCAGGAAAAATCTACTAAACCTGTTTTTGACGAGGGTCAACAAAAGGCTTTTGATAAAGCTATAGGCAAGAAGGTCTACCAGATCACAGAAAAAGATCGGGAGATTCAAGGCTTAAATGCTCGAATAAAGTCTTTAGAAGATAGCCTTCCGAAAGAACAGAGGCCTGTTATACCGCCAACGCCTGATCCTTATCAATTAAGCGATCAGGAGTTTAGAAGAAAGGCTGGCGAACGTGACGAGGCAATAGCAAGACAAGCTGCTTATGATTCACAGCAACAGGTGTTACAACAACAACAATTGCTGGATCAGAAGCAGAAGCAAGAACAGTATGTAGCTGAACAGAACGAGAAGATTAACTCTTATTCTAAAAGAGCTAATGCTTTGGGGATAACTGCTGATGAATTGCAAGTTGCAGGTAATACTGTAGCTGGCTTTGGTGTATCGCAAGACCTTGTTGACCATATTTTAGGTGATGAAATGGGGCCAGCGATCACTATGTATCTCAGCAAGAATGCTGTTGAACTAGACAACATTCGCAATATGTCTCCGATGCAGGCTGCGGTTAGGATAGAAAATCAGATTCGTGGTGAGGCTGCTAAACTTAAACCTAAAGTAAGTGCGGCTCCACCTCCGGTTGAAAAGCCACAGGCTGCTGGTTCAGCGCCAAAGGCAAAAGGCCCAGATGGAGCAACCTTTGAATGAATGAGGTGGCCCAATGGCTAATAATTTATCGAGTAATATTACTCGAAAAGTGGCAAGAGTATTTTTAGATGCTTTTGAAGCTTCTCGCGTAGTCACAAAAACCGTTGACACTCAGCTCTTGAGTGGCAAATTTAATCCTTCCACTGGTAGTAATGTAGACTTCAAACGTCCACATGACTACAACTCAATCCGTACAGCAGGTGGTGACATCTCTGGTGCTGCTAAGTCTGACATCATTGCAGGCAAGGCAACTGGTACGGTTCAGAACTACTTCACTGTTTCCACTTCTTGGAGCAACATTGAAGAAGCTCTTGAACTAGACCAGCTAGACCAGATACTGGCTCCTGCTGCTAGACGTATTGTTACTGATCTGGAAACAGACCTCAGTGGATATATGATGAAAAACTCTTCACTCCGCTATGGTAGTCATGGTGTCTTTGCTGACGCTTGGACTGACGTAGCTGGTGCTGGAGCGTTATTAGATAGCATAGGCGTACCAGCATCTGCTGATAAGTTCTATGTTATGAACCCTTTCACAGCAACGAAGCTTGCAAGTGTTCAGAATGGCTTAAACGCCTCTGATAGCTTGGTGCGTACAGCTTGGGAAAATTCTCAAATCTCTGCCAACTTTGGTGGACTTAGAGCGTTGACTTCTCAAAGCTTAAACACTTTTACCTCTGGCACAGGCGCTGACAGGGCTGGTACTTTAAGTGCTGCTCCTGATGCAACTTATGTCACAGCAAAAGACACTATGACTCAAACCTTAGCGGTAACAGCCCTACAGGCCAATATGGTCGTTAAGGCTGGAGACATGGTTAAGATTGCTGACGTTAATCGTTTAAATCTTGACAGCAAGACTGCAATGATTAATGAGAGTGGTGCTGCTGTAGAGTGGACAGGCGTTGTTACTGCTGACGTTACTCTTGATGGCGCTGGTGCTGGTAACCTAGTTGTTGCTGGCCCTGCTATCTATGAGGCTGCTGGTCAGTACAATACTGTTGACGCTGCTCCTGCTAACGGAGCTGTCGTTACTGTACTTAGCGCATCTGCAACTATGTATCAGCCAAACTTGTTCTACATGAAGCAAGCTTTTGGCATAGGTACTGTTA